AAAAAATAGGAAATAAACTACGTAAACATTTAAGAACAAAAAAAGGTACTTTTACTTTAATTGATAATAAATCAAAAGTAACAAATGAAGTAATAGAACTTCACTATAAAAGAGCAAAAAGGTCTGAAGGAAATACTAGAAATATAGAGAATTCCTTTGTAAGGGCTTGTAAAGATTTTCTTAAAAAAGAAATAACTGCAATAGCTATTGAGTATGTTCATGGTAGAAGTGGGACAGGACAGTTTGATATTGGATTATTTAGAGGAAATGAGTCAGACGTAAGACAAGCATTAGCACAAGGCGAAAGTATGCCACTAGGTCAAGGTATAAACGTTGACCAAGCTATAGCACAAGCTATTGATGAGGTAGTGCTATCAAATACAAATTATTATGTATTTTCAACTATAGTTGAAAAATATAGTCAATCTTTTGGATATGAGCATAAAGTAGATAAATCCAGAGGAAGACAAAAGTTTAAAGATACTTTTGTAATGCAAGGTTTTTTAGACCCCAAAGATTTAGCAGATAATAGAGCAGATTACGATTCAGCACTACTAGAAGATATGGTAGAATTTTTAGAAGAAACAGATACTAAAGCAGCTGTTGAAATAATGAAAAGACTTAAAAAAGCTAATGCAAATGACTGGAAAGGCATCGGACCAGCAGCAATGGGTAATCTATGGAGAGAAAGCCCTAGTTTAGCAGATAGTTTAGATAAAGCTGGTAAGACATTGATTTTAGAAACAATGTTAAAAAACATTAAAATTAATCCAGATTTTAGATTAAAAGTAAATAAACAATTATTAAAACAAGGATTAAAAGAAAGAAAAAGTTCAAAAGGCACACTTGCAAAATCAAAAACTAAAAGAGGTTACAAAAGTAAAGAAAAAAGAGATGCAGGAGCAAGAGTAGTAGCTACTAGTAAAGTACAGCAAAAAGCAGGAGCTAATCCAATGGCATTAAAAAATCTACTTAATGAAATTCTCCCAATGACAGTTGCACAAAATATGACAAGTCCTGCGTTAAATTTTAGAACAGGAAGATTTGCAAACTCAGTAAGAGTGGATAATATAACACAAGGGCCGAGGGGTGGAAATACAATGATTGAAGCAACTTATATGACCAATCCTTATGAAACTTTTGCACCAGGAGGTCAAAAGTATACTCCACAAAGAGACCCTGAAAGATTAATAAAAAGGTCAATTAGACAAGTAGCTTCAGGAATAATTGGAGCAAAATTTGGGATAAATATACAATAATGGAAGCGTCGTTAGCAAGAAAACATACAACACGTAGACGCGCCATTGTAGAAGCCCTTGCGCTAAAGCTAGAAAATATAAATGGAACACCTCCATTTAGAACAGCTATAGCAAGCGTAGAAAGAAGATTAAAGTTTTGGGATGAAGTAACAGAGTTTCCCACAATACATATAGGAGCTGGAACTGAAACAAGAGAATATGACGGAGGTGGTTTTAGATTCAGATTTTTAAGATTAACGATTCGGTGCTATGTATCAGATGATAATGATGTTATAACAGCATTAGAAGAATTGTTAGAAGATGTTGAGACAGTATTAGAGAATGAAGATCCTCTAACTTACTATGATTCAACAGGAACATCTCAATCAACTGTACAGACAACAATCGGTACAGTAGATACAGATGAAGGAGTTCTCGAACCTCTCGGCGTGGGTGAAATCACCTGTGAGATTCGATATTAAATAGGAGAAAAGAATGGCATTTTTCTTTAGTAGAGATACCAAAGTGTTTATGCAATTTGCATATGATGGAACAACAGCTAACACAGCTCTCTTTGAGATCCCTGTATTAGACGGTTTTTCTTTTAGTCAAGGTACAAACACATCAGAAGTTACTCTAAGTGAGGCTGCAAACTCAACTGGCTATAGTAAAAGAGGTAGAGCAATGTTTACTGACTCTTTTGCACCAGCAGAATGGAGTTTTAGTACTTACATGAGACCTACAGTATCTAGTAGTGGTAATGCGGGAGCATCTAACCAACACGCAGGTAATGCAGATGTATTTGCAGTAGAAGGCCCATTATGGGCTGCTATGTCTGCAAATACTTATGATAGGTCTATCGGAAGTGACGGAACAAGCGATTTTGCAAATAATGCGGCGACTTATGAGCCAAAGCAATTTGATTTTGCAAATTCAAACCAAGTAACTCTTGGAGTTTTTGATTTATACTTTGTATTAGGTGCTTCAAAAGATACCGATACAGAAGTGTACGCAACAGGAACAGAGGGAGTAACTGTTTATAAAGTAGCTAACTGTTCAGTTGGGTCAGCTTCTATAGATTTTGATATAGAAGGAATAGCCCAAATTGGTTGGTCAGGTAATGGTCAAACAGTAGAAGAAGTAGCTACAATTAATACAGCTGCTAGTGGAACAACTTCACTAGGTCTTATTAATGAAGGAATATCTTCAACAAGCAACTTTGTAAGACAAAAATTAACAGACTTAGCAATTAGCTTTGATGTATCAGCAGCAACTGGTACACTTGGAGCATTAAATGTTGATGGTAATGATGTTACTTATGACGTAACATTAACAGGTGGTAATATTACAATCGAAAATAATCTTACATACTTAACACCAGAAACACTAGGCACAGTTAACCTACCATTAGGACATGTAATGGGAACAAGAAGTGTCTCAGGTAACTTTACTTGTTATCTAAACGACACTGCAAATGGGTCACTTGACTTATTTGAAAGACTACAAGAGTCTAGAGGTGTGATTACAAACGCATTTGATTTAACGTTCAGTATTGGGGGCTCAGGTAATACTCCAAGATGTAACGTTCAAGTTGCTAAAGCACATTTAGAATTACCAACACATAGTTTCGAGGATGTAGTATCCGTAGATGTAGCCTTCCATGGCTTATCGACAGACCTATCTTCAGGCACTGCGGCAAACGCAACCAATGAAGTAAAAGTCACATACGAAGCTAGTTAAAGTAAATTAAACTCGGGAGGGCTTTGACCCTCCCACTTTATAGGAATATTATGACAGAACAAGTAAAAAAACAACCAGTATCGCTTAAGAGTTTATTAACTCCAAGCAAGACAGTATCTATAGATTATCCAGGATATGAAGGTTTCACTGTTGATCTTTGCTATTTAAGTAGAGAAGAATTAGTCAAACTAAGAAATAAGTGTTTAAAGCAAAAGTTCAATAAAAAGACTAGAGCCTTTGAAGATTCATTAGACGAAGAACTGTTTTTAATAGAGTATGTCTCTTCGATAATAAAAGGTTGGAACGGACTAAAATACAAGTACCTCGAAGAGTTTCTGTTGGTAGATGTAAGCAAGTTAAATCTAGAAGATGAACTAGAATACACACAAGAAAACGCTGAACTATTAATGAGAAATAGTGGCGATTTCGACCAATGGGTAACAGATACTGTAGGTGACCTGGAAAATTTTACGGAGAGCAAGTAACTGAAATACTTGCTTTAATAAAAAGAAGTTTTAAAGATACAGGAATAGATGTTAACAAATATCTAAAAGTATGCGAAGAACTTAATCAAGAGCCAGATCCAAAAAAGATGCCTCCTTCTATGGATTCTTTTCCAATAGAAGTTCAAGAGGCATTTTTTCTGCACAGAATGTTATCCGACAGATGGGATGGAGCAAGTGGTTACTACATGGGTAAAGACTTTACAGCAATAAGTACTTACCTAGATGTATATAACATATCTGACCCAACACAGACACTATATTTTTTGAAACACATAGAGTATGAACATTCTTCAATGCTGAATGAAAAAGTAAAACAACAGCAAGAAGCAGAGAAGCGAAAGCTTAAAATGAAAAAATAAATGGCTAAAAAGATTAAAGGCGCACAAATTGTACTTGAAGTAACCTCTGACGGTTCACTTAGAATAGTAGAAAAAGAAGCAAAGCGCGCTAGTAAAGGATTAGATAAAGTCAGTAAATCTGCGGGGGATACTCGTAGAAATATGCAGGCTATGTCTGGTCGTGTAGAGTCGGGTACTAAAGGTTTCGCACGTATGCAACAAGGAACAGGTGGAGTCGTTCAGGCTTACGCTATTCTTGCATCTACTTTATTCGCAGTCGGAGCTGCTTTCAGAGCCTTAGAAGTAGCTTCAAATATTCAAAATCAAATCAGAGGTTTTGAAATGTTAGCAACAGTTACAGGAACTGCAATGCTATCAATAACAGAAAACGTAAGAGCCGCAACAGGTGGATTACTTGATTTTCAAACAGCCGCACAACAAACTGCTATCGCAACCGCAGCAGGATTTTCATCAAGTCAAATTATACAACTAGCAGAAGGAGCTAAAAATGCTTCCGTAGCTTTAGGTCGAGATTTGACAGATTCGTTCAACAGATTGATTCGTGGTGTGACAAAAGCCGAACCAGAACTACTCGATGAACTTGGTGTTATTTTAAGACTTGATATTGCTACTAGAAACTACGCAGCAAGTGTAGGAGCAAGTGCAGATAAACTAACTATAGCTCAAAGAAGAACAGCTGTATTTAATGAAGTTGCTAAACAATTAGAAGATAACTTTGGAGCAATAGCAGGCAAAGCAGATCAATTACTTAATCCAGTTACTAGATTCCAAACTTTATTAAATGATATCAGTATAACTGCAGGAGGACTTGCAACAGGTTTCTTCAATCCTTTTCTAGACTTTTTAGAAAGAACACCTATTTTATTAGGAGGTCTTTTAGCGCTAATTGTAAAAGTACTAGCAACACAAATGGTTCCTGCATTAGGAGATGTTACTGCTTCTTTGACTAATTATGCTAAAAAAGGACAACAAGATTTAAAAGATTTAAGAACATCATATGATTTAACTCAAAAAAAGATTGATCGATTAAAAAAAGGTACAATGAACGCAGAAGATAAAGTAAGTGCTGCTTTTAAGAAAAGTTTAAAGAAAAGAGGCATGGAAGAAAAAGTATTTTTTGAGAAGTCAGCAGCTAACCAAAAAAGATCAATTAGTGCTTATATTAATAATCTTAAAAAACAAGAAGCAGCAACAGGAAGGTCTATGGCTAGACAAATTGCTATACAAAAAGCTGCTTACAAAAAGATATCAGATTCTGCTAATGCAACAGCACTTACAATTGCAGCTAGATTTCAATTAGCTTTTAACTCTGTAGAACGTGGAGTTCTTAGAATGGGAATCATTGCTAGAGGAGCATTTGCTGGTATTGCAAAAAGTGCTATAGCAGCTTTTGGACCAGCTTTCCGAGCTATAGGAGCTATATTTAATATGGCACTTGGAGTATTTTTTGCAGCTTTCACAGTATTCTTTTTAGAAGAATTTATTCCAGGAGTAAAAGAAGCTAGAAAAGTTAGTAAACAATTAAGTGATGCAATAGATGTAGGAGCAAAATCCTTAGCACAGCAATCTATAGTTTTTAACTCTTTTAGTCAAAACATTCTACCTACTTTAAATGACCAAACACTAACTTTTGAAAATAATATGAAAAACGCTGTAAAAGCAGTAGATTTCTTAGCAAATGCATTTCAAAATTTAGGAGACGATAAATCTTTTGAAAATTTTCAAGAAAGATTAGATAAGCTATTTGAAGTTGATGGAAAACAACAAGAAGTTAGCTTAAGTGCTGGAGGTAGTTTTAAAGGTTTCTTTAACAAGGATACTTACTTAGGGGCAGCTTTTCAAAGTCAAGAAGCAAGAGATGCTGGTGCATTATTTATGCAAAGTTTTCTATCTGAAGCACAAGGAACTTTACAGACAGATAGTTTTGCTTTACAAGGAGCTTTAAAACAATTATTTATAGGGTTTGATTTAAGTAATGAAGAGGTAAACTCTTTTGTTCAACAAACAATGGCAGGATTAACAGAGATTGATAAAGCTGATAATATAAAAAGTGCAAAGAAAAGAACAGAAGATTTACTAGAAACTATAGAAGGTTTCGGGCTAGATTATAGAAACTTATTTGAAATAGATGATGATGGATTTGTTAAAACAAATGCATTTGCAGAAAAATTATTCCAAACTTTAGTAGGTATAAACAAGCCAGTAAAAGAAATTCTTACTGATATACGTGATTTAGACGAACCTCTTAAAAACTTTAACGAACAATTAGATTTAAGTCAAAAGAAACCAACAGAGTTAGGAAAGATAGGCAATAGTTTTGAAGCAATCTTTTTACAATTACAAAAATTAAAAAATGAAGATGTTGAAGGATTACTTAATTCTTTAACAGAAGAAGAAGAGAAACGTTTAGTCATAAAAGGCAAAACTATTAATTTAGAAGACGTTGCAATAACAAAATTAATGACTCAGTTAAGTGTAACTAGAGAGTATGCTAAGCTTCTTCTTGACAACAATGAAAATATAGTAGAATTTTTTAGTACTTTAGATAAAGTTCAAAGAACAACTCAAACCATTACTTCAATTAGAACTGCAGAACTTAATTTAATGAAACAATTAAATGACAGACACTCTAAAAGACAAGTTACAGAAACTCAAATAAAATTTCTAAAAGAAGATATAGCAGTTGCAGATGCAAAAATATTACAAAGTGCAACTAAACTTAGAAACCAAGACGAAGCAGCAAAAGAAGCAGCAGCTTCTATATTAGAAACTCAACAGATAAATACAGAGAACTTAGTTGCTCAAAAAGAAACAATGACTGCTCAGTTAACTATCTTAGAAAATCAACTAGATAGAATGTATCAACTTAGAAAAACTATTATAGAGACTTTTGATCAATCAGCAGGTGCAGGATTAGAACAAATGATACTTGGAGAAAGCTCAGGCTCAGAAGTTGCAGCAAAAATCGCAGGAGACTTACAAAAAGCAACAGCAGGTTTATTAAGCGACCAACTTATGACAGGAGTTACTGGAGGTCTAAAAAGTTTACTGGGAATGGGTGAAGAATCTATTAAATTAACTCCTGAAGCACAAGCGATTCAAAGTGTACATAATGAACATGTAGAAAAACTAGAAAAAATTATGAGAGCACACGCCAAAGCATTTAATAATGATATGGATCCTATTGCAAATCAAGTAGATGTAACAAATGTACTAGGAAGTAATAATCCAGCAGTAGATGCCGCTTCCGCAGCAAAAGAAGCTATTACTTCAAAGTTTTCTAGTATGTTCTCATCATTTACTTCTGGATTTGGCAGTTTCTTTAGTTCAATATTTGGAGGAGGCATGGGCGGACTTGGTAGTGGTCTAATGAGTATCTTCGGATTAGAAAGAGGTGGCGTAATAGGACTTGCAAAAGGTGGAATGATGCCAAGATATTCAGATGGCGGAATTGCAACTCAACCAACATATCTTGTAGGAGAAGGAAAACAAAACGAAGCAGTCGTACCACTACCAGACAATAGAAGTATTCCTGTAAATCTAAAAGGCGGCGGTGGCACAACAAATACAAACATTAGTGTCAATATTGACCAATCAGGTACTTCTTCAACTATAACTTCTGATGATGCAGGAGCATTAGGAGCAATGTTAGACGCAGCAGTTCAACAAACTCTTGAAAGAGAATTGAGACCTGGCGGAATATTAGGAGGATAAGATGGCATTAGGATTTGATGTAGGAGGCTCTCTTGGAGTAGTAAACCCAGACAGAGGCTACTCAAGAAGTAATCAACCACAAGTATTTATATCAGAATTTGGTGACGGATATGAACAACGCGTTGCAAATGGAATAAACAATATAAAACAAAAACTAGATGTTGGTTTTGTTAATCGACCAAAAGATGAAATAGATGATATAGTTGCCTTTTTTGAAAGTAAGAAAGGAGCTACAGCATTTAACTTTACTATAGCAGATACAAATGGCGGTAGTAATGAAGATACAATAAAAGTAGTTTGTGAAAGTTGGAATCAAACTTGGAAATATGATGACTACTACGATTTAAGAGCAACATTTAGAAGGTTATACGAAGCATAATGTCAGAAAATTTAATTACAAAAGATTTACAAAAACTAGACCCAGGATCAGAACTTGTTCGTCTGTTTGAACTTGAATATGAAAAAAATTCTTTCATATACTTTATATCTGGACTAGATGATGACTTAACAGAATTACAAATGAGAGATTATTCAAATAATGCTCAGATAAATACTTATGTAGCACTTCCCTCTAAAATAGAAGGTTTTGAAATAAAAAGTGAAGGAGCAATTGCAAGACCAACAGTAACTTTAGCAAATGCAACAACTGTTTTATCAAATGCAATTGGCACTGTAGATTATCAAGATTTTATTGGATTAAAAATTATTGTTCGTACTACATTAAAAAAATATTTATATGGAGAAAGCGAAGATAGCTCCCCTCCGTCAGAATTTCCTCGTGCAATATTTTTAATGGATAGAGTTAAGTCACGAGATAAAACACAAGTAACTATAGAATGTGTTTCTCCTTTTGACTTAGGGGATACGAGAATACCTGCAAGAAATATTCTTCCAGATAGATGTCCATTTATTTATCAAGGTGCAAGTCCTGATAAAAATAAGTATGAAAAAGCACAAAGTGGATGTATTTGGCACACTGAAGGAAAGTATACTCCAACTTATAAAGGTACTTTAAACGGCACAGAATATACAGTATATGTAAATACAGATGATGAATATGTAGTGCCAAGTACTGTTAGCTTTACTGCGTATACTTCAGGAAGTGTAACAATTAACTCATATTACTCAACAACTAGTACTGCAACTCGCTATGCAGCAAATGGTACGTCTAGTTCTGTAACAGTTACAAACTATTGGCAGGCTACTGGTGGATTTGCGAGTCCTGGAACACCTTCGGACACAAATTCAGCATTTAAAAGAGTAAGAGTCTACTCATCATATTCTGATGGCACAGAATACTTTACTTATAGTGATGATAGATATAATGATTATGTAACTTTTACAGATAATGTTGCTAGTTCTTCTACTTATAATAAAGTAATGTTGTGGAAAGCAAAAGCTCCAAGTGATGGAGAATCTCCTACAACAGGAAGTGATTTTTGGATGAGAGGAGATGGATGTAGTAAAAGACTTGATGGATGTAAAGCACGATTTGGCTTTGATCCTATTACACCAGGCACAGGAACTTCTACAGGAAAAGCTAACTCAGACACAAGTGCAGTGCTACCCTTTGGTGGATATCCAGCAGCGAAGGCTTTCTCATGATGGAGGAAATTTTTAAACATGCTGAACAAGAAGCGCCGAGAGAGTGTTGTGGACTTGTTATACAGGAAGATGATAAAGAAAAATATGTTCCTTTTGAAAATATTTCCAAAAATGAAAATCAGTTTGAAATGGACGCAAAAACTTTCGTTACATATCAACTCAAATCAAACATAAAATATGTTGTCCATAGTCACTATGACGAGGATTCTCAACCAAGTGAGCATGACAAACATAATTGTACGGCAATAGGTATACCATACTTAATAGTATCCTATCCCGGCAAAGAATATACTATTTTACAACCATGACAAGAACGATATATTTACAAGGTCGAATGGGCGAAATGTTCGGCAATGAATGGAGGCTAAACTGCAACACAGTGCAGGAAGCTATGCATGCTATCGACTGTCTAAAAGGTGGTATGAAAAAGTATTTAATAGATTGTACTGCAAATGGCGTAGGGTTTACAGTTCAAAAAGGCGAAAGCTTTTTAGATAATCAAACAGTAGGTATAGAATTAGGTAAAGATGATTTAATTATTACTCCAATACCCGCAGGTTCAAGAAGACAAAGTAAAAGTAAAAGTATTGGTAAAATTATTATAGGTCTTTTACTAATTTATATAGGCATGACAACAGGGGAGGGAGAGAGCTTAGAAAAAGGAATGCAATTATTAGTATCAGTAGGTACTCAATTAGCATTAACTGGAATTGTAGAATTATTGCAAAAAGAACCAGATGAACCTGAAGATAATGAATCAACCCTATTTAATGGCCCAATCAATAACACTAAATCAGGTATACCTGTTCCTCTTTGTTATGGAAAAATGGAAGTAGGTGGAGCAGTGGTAAACTTTGGATTTACACAAACAAGATTAAAAGGATCAGTAGGGTATCAATTCGTAGGAAAAGGTACTGCAACTGGAGGCACAGGATATAATAGTGGAAGCGGAGGTACTGGAGGAAATGACTCTAGTGACTACGACTTTGTACAGGAAGAATAATGGCAAAAACAGCACAAGGAACAACATCTTTAACACAACGTAGTACTAATGCACAAAGTGCAGTTATTTATGACGTATTATCAGAAGGCCCAATTGAGGGGTTAGTATCTGGTGTATCTAGTATACGACTAAATGATAATCCTGTAGCAAATACTTCAAATGAAGGAGTTATAGGGCCTCGAAAGTCTACAGATGCTAATTATAATGCAACCTCAGGAACTATAACAGATAATAGAAGTTCTAATATGTTTAGTGATGTATTTACTACTCAAGGAACTAGATTTGTACAAATATTTGGTGGTAAAAAACAGACTGCTAACTCAATAAATGCAACTGCAGGAAATAATATAATTATTTCTACAAATACTTCAAATATGTCATTTGATTCTACAGACATAGCTACAGAAAGTAGAGGCAAACCTCAGCAGTATATTAGAATTGATGGTGCAGGAGAAAGTGGAGGACAATTAGTTGCAGGTATAACTGAGGTTATAAATACTACTGCAGTTAAAATTGATTTAACTCCAAGTACTACTGTAACAAATACAGGAGCTTACATTGACTTAGTAGATGACGTTGCTTCTTATAGTGCGAATACTTGTACTATTTCTCCAACAGGACAAGGAGTTACAACAGCAAATACTACTGTAATTTTAAGCTCTCCTGTACGAAATTCTAATGACCAACCCACATATAACTATCAAAACTTTGGATTTGCTTTTAGAACTGGAGAAAGAGACCAAGCATTTTTACCTACTCCAGCAGGAATAGGAAGTGCTTCTGTAGCTCATAATGTGTCAGGAGGAGACTTAGGAACAACTTCAGGAACAGGATACCCTTCTCCAAGTGCTTTAGGTCTTGAATACCCTACAGAAGCATATACAGGAAGTGCTTTAATAGTTACTTCTTCCACTATGGGAATAGGCAACCCTAGTGAAATAGATAAATTAAGATGTACAATAAACTTTCCACAACTTATCTCTCAGAGAGATACAGGAGCTATAGGCCCAGGGTTTGCAGAATATAGAATTACTTTTGGATACTCTAGAGATGGTGGCTCTAGTTACACAGATGTTGTAAAAGCAGGTAGAGAAACAATTAGTGGTCAGTATCATGGAAATGCTGCTCCAAAATCCGCTTCTTCAGGAATAATTAGAAGAGAAACTGTTTCTCCATTTAATCATGTTTTTGAATTTGATATTTCAAGACATCAACCATTTGATTCTTATAGAGTAAAATTTGAAAGAATATCAGTAGTTAATCAAAAAGAAAATGGATGGCAACAACAAAATAGTGGAACTATACAAAGTATAGAAAATATTATAACAGATAAATTAAGTTATCCATACTCTGCATTTGGAGCTGTTGTAGTAGATGCAGAAGACTTTCAACAAATTCCAAAAAGATCTTATTTAATTCGTGGACTAAAAGTTAAAGTTCCTACAAATTATTTTCCTGCAGATACAATAGATACAGATACAGGTTTAAGAAGAACAGTAGCATCATATAAAAGAAATGTTACTACAGGTGCAGAAGAAAGTTCAGTTCAAACTTGGGATGGTAATTTTAGAGGAGACCAAAAAGAGTTCCCTAATGCTGCAGACGTAAACCATGAAGCAGTATATTGTAATAACCCTGTATGGGTATTTATGGATTTATTGACAAATACAAGATATGGAGTAGGTAAATACCTAAATGAAGATTTTGATTTTTCAATGATTGATAAATACAGTTTATTTCAATTAGCAAAATATTGTGATGAGTTAGTACCAGATGGAAAAGGTGGAACAGAACCAAGATTTACTTGTAATTTATATATTACTAAAGATGATACAGCATTAAAAATATTACAAAACTTAGCAAGTATGTTGAGAGGAATGTTAATATGGCATAGTGGACAAGTTACTTTAGGATCAAATATACAAAAAGGTGCAATATACACTTTTACAAAAGCAAATGTACTAGACGGTACTTTTTCTTACGCAGGAACAGCAAATAGATTCAGAAACAACCAAGTAGCAGTTAGTTGGAATAATCCAGAAAATGGATATAAACAAGAAGTAGAAGTTGTAGAAGACCACGATGAAATATCAAGAACAGGTAAAATACGAAGAAAAAATATTACTGCATATGGAACAACTTCCAGAGGTCAAGCAATAAGATTAGGAAAGTATCAACTACTAACAGAAAAATTAGAAAAAGAAACTATAAGTTTTTCAACAAGTTTAAACGCTTCAATGTTAAAACCAGGAGATGTAATTGATGTACAAGATCCTGATATTCATGATGTGGTTGCAAGTGGTAGAGTAACAACTTCATCTGCATCAAATACTACATTTATCAAAACAGACAGAGACATCACATCTTTCTTAGATGGAACAAATATATTTAAACTACACTTAATATACCCTAGTGGAGGTTGTTATTTGTCTCAATCAAGTGCTACTATTAATTCTGTAGATTATGTTCAAGGAGATTTAATTCTTCAAAATGCAGATGCTGTAAATATTACTAGCCAAGTACTTGCATCAAATCTTGTAGATGATTCTGGAAATACTGTTTCAGCAATATGGTCAGATGATGTCCGAGTTGAAACACAAACAGTAGATTATGCAAATACAGATAGTACAGGAATTGCTGTAGATAATGCATTTACTTCAGCCCCAAATGGAGAAGTAATTTTTACAGTTAGTGGACAAAATGCAAGTGGTGCAGAAGTAACTGGTAGTTTAAAACAATATATAATATTAAGTATAAAAGAAGATACAAAAAATATGCAGTATGGTATTACTGCAGCAGACTATCATGTAGAAAAATTTGATGAAGTAGACAGAGGATTCGTAATACCTGAACTTCCAGATATAAAAAGATTACCACAAAGAGATGACCAAGTACCTGCTCCAAGTGGAGTAACTGTAAGTATAATAAAAGGAGATGGAGTCGGTGGAGATAGTTTAACAGCAAGTGCTGATTCAGGAGAAACAAGTTATTCAATAGTAGTAAGTTGGACACATCCAACAACTCCACGAACAGACTCAGAGGGCAATACAATTAATGATGTATATGAACATCTAGCAGGTTATAATATTCAACATAATGTTATAACTGAAAATCAAGATTTAAGTGTTGGAGAGTTTGTAACAGAAGAACTTAGAACTACTACTAAAACAGAGTTTATTATAAGAAATGTTGTTCCAAGAGATGAGTATATTGTTCGTATACAAACAGTAAATACAAACGGATATACTTCAGGATACTTACAAAGAAAAGTAGACTTTACATCAGAGCACTCTAGCCCTTTCACTTCAAGCATAGTTGCTGGAGGATTAACTGGAGGTATTCAGAAAGGTGGAATATTATCTACTGTCCCAAATATTAATTCAGCAAATGGTTTAGTAACTTTTGCAAATTCATCTTATGCTTTTACTCCACCAAATGGAGTAGAGTCTATTACTGTGGATAGCGGTAATACTAATTTTACTCAAGAATCTTTCTCAGCTTTAGGAAACGGAGAAACAGCTTATTTACTATTTGACTATGATGGTAGTTTATCTAGAGGAGCAACAAGAGAAGATCCATTAAGACCTATTATACTAGCAAATGATACAACAGCAGCAGACCCTAGCACAGGGGCAGAATATAACTATATTTTCTTCAGTAGATTAGGACAAGCTAATAATGATTTAACAGCAGCAAACGGTACAATTACAACTACAGCAGGAGACCCTACTGTAACAGGAACAAGCACTACATTTACATCAGACTTTAGAGCAGGAGACATAGTAGCTTTAGATGATGCAGGTGCAGATAGATTTATGACTAAAGTAGGATATATCGAAAGCGATACTTCTATGACTTTACAATCAGCTATTCCACACGATTATAGTGGAGTAAATATCTACAGACAACAATTAAGAATAGATTTATCTAGAGATACAATTATTGGAGAAATTAAAAATACTGCAGGTACTTTTACATATACTGGTTTTACCAATAAAATGAAAGTTGATACCTCTGATGAAATTGGAGGTAATACTATTACTTCAGTACAAATAACAGGAAATGCAGTAACAAGTGCAAGTATTGCAGCAAACAGTATTGGATCACTACAAATAACAGGAAATGCGATAACAAGTTCTGAAATAGCGGCAAACAGTATAGGTTCAGCAGCAATAGTAGCGGGATCTATAGGTAGCTCTGAAATTGCAGCAAACAGCATAGGCTCAGCAGCAATAATAGCAGGATCTATAGGTAGCTCTGAAATTGCGGCAAACAGCATAGGCTCAGTAGCTATTTCATCTAATGCTATTACAAGTTCACAAATATCAGCAAACAGTATAGGCTCAGCAGCAATAGTAGCAGGATCTATAGGATTCAACGAAATAGCCGCAAATAGTATAGGCTCAGTAGCTATTACAGCTAATGCTGTTACAAGTAGTGAAATAGCATCTAATTCAATTGGAACAGTAGCTATTCAAGCAAATAGTATTACTTCTACACAATTAACAGCAAACGCTGTTGCTGCTTTCACAGTTACAGCAAATTCTATTACAGCAGTAGAAATTGCTTCAGGTACTATTACAAATGCACTTATGGCTGCAAATTCAATTAGTGCTATTGAAATTTCAGCAAACTCAATAGGTAGTGCAGAAATAGCTGCAAACTCTGTAAATGGTACAATTATACTTGGAAATGCTGTAGGGTCAAGTGAAATAGCTGCAAACTCTGTAAATGGTATAATAATTTCTAGTGGTGCAATAGATTCAGCTACTAAATTGGCTGCTAATGTTATTAATACTGCAGCTATAATATCAGGAGCAGTAGATACAAGTCAGTTAGCAACAGATGCAATTACAGCAGCAAAAATAGCTACAAATGCAGTAGGAAGTGATGCAATAGCAGCAAATGCTATTGGAAGCTCTGAAATAGCAACAAATTCAGTATCTGCAATTAATATGGTTGCAGGGTCAATCGATAGTTCACACATATCAGCAAATTCAATAGGAACAACAGCAATTGTAGCAGGAGCTATAGATAGTTCACACATATCAGCAAATAGTATTACTACTAATATGATTGTATCTGATGCTATCGATAATTCACATATATCTGCAAATTCTATTGATTCTAATATGATAATTGCAGGAACTATTGACTCCTCACATATTGGAGCAAACTCAATCACAGCGGCAGCAATTGTAGCAGGAACTATTACAAATTCAGAAATAGCGGGTAATACAATTAATAGTGCAGTTATACAAGCAGGAGCAGTAACAAATCCACAGATTGGAGCCAATGCTATTACTAGTGCTAAGATAGCCGCAGGTAATGTAGGCACAGCCGAGATAGCTGCAGGTGCTGTTACTAATGCTAAAATTGGAGCAAATGCTATTACCGCAGCAAAAATAACAGCAGGTACAATTACCAATGCAGAAATTAGCGCTAGTGCTGGTATAACCTTTGCGAAAATTAGTGTAGCAGACGGAGATATTGATGGTGCTAAAATATCGTCAAATGGTAATATTACCAATGCCATGATTGGATCAGTTGCAACTAGTAAACTTACAGGAACAATTACCAACGCACAAATAGCCGCAAATGCTATTACAGCAGCTAAAATAGCGGCAAATTCGATTGATACAGCAGAAATAGTTTCAGGAAGTATAGACGATGTTCATATTACAGCAGTCGGTACAGGTAAATTATCAGGAACAATTAGTAATGCACAAATAGCAGCAAATGCTATCACATCAGCAAAAATAGCAGCTGGTAATGTTGGAGAGTCAGAAATAGCAGCTAATGCTATTACCACGGCTAAGATAGCAGCGAATCAAATTACTACAGCTACTATTGCAGCAAATCAGATTACTGAATTAACCATAGCAGCAAATGCGGTAGGAGCAGCACAGATATCTGCTATTCGTTCAGAAAAAATTGATGTTGATACTTTGAATGTTAAACAATTTGCAGACACTAGCTCAAAAATTATAAGTCATTTAACAGCAGGAACAAAATTTGATTTAGGTAGAGATGGTCAGGCTTATGTACAAAGAACATCACCTTTTACAGGAAGTAATTCCTCTTTTGTTCCAGTAACGATTACTGATGTAAGAAATAATGCAGGTTATGTGGCAATATTCTCAGGCGTTCTTGGTGATGTAAGTGGTGGCAGAGTGCAATATTCTTTAAATAATTCTACATGGGTTAATGCGAATGGTAATACTAATATCTTTTGGAGTGCTGGAACTTATAGAGGTTATACCTATGTTTACACAGGTCAAATAACAACTTTAAGTACATCACAATCAACAGTTTACTGGAGAGTTTATTTCTCAGGCGCTTACAATCATACACAACTATCTTTAAACGTAATGATGGATAATACACGATAATGAATACATTTACAATTTACAAAATATCTACAGGTGAAATTTTATATAGCACTACAACCTCGACTCCGATAGATCAAGTGGGTTTACAAACAGGAGAAGGTATTATAGAAGGTTCTTATCCTTCTAATGAGTTTGTTATAATCGAAGACTTAGCTGTAGCAAGAACAGATAACATATTAGAAATACTAAGATTAAAAAGAAATACTCTATTATCTGAATCAGATTGGACACAGATGTCAGATTCTCCTTTAAGTGCTTCTAAAAAGACAGAATGGGCAACATATAGACAAACACTAAGAGACATACCCACTGCACAATCAACTGTTACAGATATAAATAATATTATTTGGCCAACACAACCAAGTTAATTATTACAGTCTATTTCAACATAAAACTATTACCCCTCAAAAAATAGTTCTTGACAGCACCTCATATTTTTGATATAATTTAGCATAGGAGTAAAAATATGGCAGCAGGAAATTATGATATCGTTATTGATCAAGGTGCAGACTTTGCCTTGTCTATTGCGTTATCAGAAGACGGAGAAGCTATTAATTTAGGTTCACATACTGTTTCAGCACAACTTCGTCCCACCCCTTCTTCCAATACTCTTACAGCAACATTTACTTGCAATATTACTGATTCGGCTAATGGAGTTTTTACAATGAAACTAGGTTATGCAACAACAGCAAATATTGAAGCAGGTAAATATTATTATGATACAGAAATTTATAACTCTAGTTCAAACACAATTACTAGATTGATACAGGGTGTAGCAAGAGTTACACAAAATGTGACTCGATAATGGCAACAACGATATCTATTACTCCTAGTACAACAACGTTAAATGCTACTGCCCAGACAACAGTTCTTACAATTTCATCAGCAATTGGTGGAGATGTATCAGACGCACAAGCTATTACTTTTACAAATCCTGTAGGTACTCTTGTAGGAACAGAAACTGTAGAAGAAGCATTAAATTTTCTAGCAAATCAATTTTTTGTATCAACAACAGCTCCAACTGCTAATACTCAGAATTTAGCAGAGGGAGATTTATTTTATGATACTGACGATAATCAGTTAAAGATCTACCGAGAAACATCATCTGGAAATTTTGAGTTTGTCCCTATAATGATAGGTAATGATTCAGCGGACTCAGATACGGTAGACGCAGGGAGTTTTTAAACTCAATAGGATATAATTATGGCACAAACCATTAAAATTAAAAGAAGTAGTAGTACCGCCGCTCCTACCTCATTAAGTGCTGGTGAATTAGCGTATTCATCAAATTCACAAAAACTATTTGTTGGAGCTCCAGCTGACGGTACAGTAACAACTATTGGCGGTGACTTATATGTCGAAATGCTCGACCATACTGCTGGTACGCTTACAGCAAGTTCAGCAATAGTAGTAGACGCTAACAGTAAGATTGACCAATTAAAACTTGGTAATACAGTACTTACAGGATCTAACAATACAATAAGTACTACTTCAGGTAATTTAACTATTGCACCAACAGCGTCATTAGTAATTACACATGGTGGAATAGTTAGTTTAGCAAGTCAGGCAACTTCTCTAACAATACCAGATAATGAAGCATCGGCTTTAGACATAAATGAAGGCGGAACTTCTTATGTTAAATTTATCACAACAAATGGTAGTGAAGAAGTAGAGATTGCACAAAACGTAGACTTAAATGCAGACCTAGATGTTTCTGGAACAGCAACATTAGGTTCAATTGTTACTGACGGCAATTTAACAATAAACACAGACAAATTTACAGTCACAAGTGGCGAAGGTAATACAGCAATTTCAGGTACATTAGATGTAACTAATGCTGCAACCTTCTCTTCAGACTTAACAGTTGATGGAACAACCTTATTAAATGGAGCAGTAACTCTTGGAAATGCTGGAGCCGATACAATTACAGTTACAGGCACAGCAACTTTCTCACAATCAGCAGATTTTGATGGAGGATTTACAGTTGCAGGCTCACAAACTGTTGACATGGGTGGAAATAGAGTTACTAATATTGGAACTCCTACCCAAGCAACAGATGCAACAACAAAAGCATATGTTGATAGTGTAAAACAAGCACTTGATATTAAAGATTCAGTAAGAGTAGCAACTACAGGAAATTTATCAGCTACTTATAATAATGGAACAGGTGGTGTAGGAGCAACTTTAACAGCAGATGCAAATGGTGCTGTTAATATTGATAGTACTGCGTTAAGTTTAAACAATAGAGTACTTGTAAAAGATCAATCAACTGGAACAGAAAATGGTATCTATAAAGTTACTACAGTCGGGGATGTATCTAACCCTTACGTTCTTACTAGAACAGATGATGCAAATAGTTCAGCCGATGTTACTGGAGGACTATTCTGTTTTGTTGAAGAAGGAACAGCAGGGGATAATGGTTTTGTATTAACAAATATCACAGGCTCTGCAACACTTGGTTCAGATTCTTTAACATTTACACAGTTCTCAGGTGCTGGTCAAGTAATAGCAGGAGTAGGTCTTGCTAAATCTGGCAATACTCTTTCTGTAAATGTAGATAATACAACAATAGAAATTAATTCTGATACTTTAAGATTAAAAGGATTAGGAAGTTTATCAGAGGGCGACTTAATATTTGGAGCAAATGGCGGAAGTGCATTTACTTCATTATCAATCGGAACATATGATAGTGGCAACTCAGTAGGACAAGTACTACAAGTTGGCGACAATGGAACAATAACATGGACAAACACATTAGACGGAGGAACATTCTAATATGGCTCATGTAATTAAACCAAAAAGGTCAGAAACGGCCTT